ATGTCTCCAGCACTAGCTGCAACAGACACGTCGCTGACACCTCGCTTCAAGGCCTCAAGTCTCACATCTGGATCATTTATGTTTTTCCCATTCCTAGCAAATTGCTGCAAGTGGAGGGTGACAGCCCTACCAACCGCATCCCACTTGTCGTTGAGGAACTCAGGCTTAATCTCAACCCCCAGTTCGCTTGAGATCCTAGACACTGCGTTTGGGTCTTTGCTCTGAATTGCCGAGGCCATCAGTCTCAACTTCTTGTTCAGTTCGATCTTCCTGTTGAGCCTCTCTGCCTCCGCCTGCAACACCTTCCTGTTGTTGGCCTCCCTAAGGGCGCTGAGGCCTTCAGACACCCTGCCGTGGGAAATTAGTACGTCGCTGAGTTTCTCAAGCCTCCCTTCCATCGACCCTCGCTTTGGGATGCTAGCGATGGCTTCTTCGAGGAGCCTCCTTTGGCGGCGCTTGTCTAAATAATCGCCAGCCTCTAGGCCGGCGAGATAATACTTCCCAAGATTAGCAACTGACCCTCTAGCCATGTGAGTCCTCCATTACGGAATCTGGGAGAGGAGGAGCCTATCCACATCCAGCGGGCGGGCACCCAGGCTATAACCAGTTGTTGGGAGGCTGATGGTAAACCCAGACCGCTGTGGTGTACCGCCTCCTCCACCCTGATTATACAGCCCACTAAGAAATGCAAGGTTCCCCATAGTCCCACGAAACGCCTCTGCCCACGCATCTAGTGGTTGCTGCTGCGCTGCTTCGGCATACAAGTTCGCAGCACCGCCGTAGCCAGATGCAGCAGTGAGGCCTACTTGTCCTGATGTCTGTCCTGCCAGCTGCCCAATGCCAGTTCCAATGCCAGCGATGAGTGTTGCCTGCCTACCTTGGGCGTTCGCCCCAGTGCCAAACAGCGTATTCAGGATATTCACACGCCTAGTGAAGGCTCGATCAACCTCACTCGCTGCAAGCCTCCGCCTACCCTCAGTCAACGCCCTAAGGGTGTCACTAGAGGCCAACCCACCAAGCCTGGCCTTACTCCTCAACACAGAGCGTTCAAGGTCCTCCGCTTGGATCTTGAAGAGGTCACTCTCAAGTGGATTTGTGAAGGCGTCCACCTCAGCCAGCAGCCTGCTGCCAGCCTCAGTCCCAAGGCCAGCCAACCCCTCAAGGACACCAACTCCACGTTCGCCATAGGTGGTGATAGCCCCCTTTCCCTCTTCAAACAACTCACGCTGTTGTCTAAGGGTTTCACGAAGGCCTTGTAGGCGGAGCTGCGCCGCCTCACGAATGGCCCTAGCCTGTCGCCTAGACGCGCTAGAGCCCATAAACCCTTGTGCCAGCCCACCAAGGAGCGAAGCACCAGCTAGAATGTAAGGAACAGGCATATTATCCTCCTACACCCAAAAGGCCCACACAGCAGAGCCTTTTGTGTTAGATTTGCACACATACAGGCTGTTTGAGGTGGTGTCCCTCCAAACATGCCCAACACGGAAGCCTTTAGTCTCATCATCACTGGAGGTTGGTGTCCTGCTATCGTCGTGCGTGAAGAGTTGGTCGATGAGTAGGTTCAGCTTCCTAATATACTCCCGAAGCTCCCAATCCTTTACAGTGAGAACCTCGTTGAGTTGCTTCTTCGTGGCCTTCTTACCCAGTTCTCCCAATGAAGTCTACCTCCTCCTCCATCTTAACAATAACAAACCCAGCAGGTTCGGAAAGCCTAAGCTCCCACTGTCTGGTATGATAATAACCCAAAGAGCCAGTAAATTCAAAGCGGTACATCGAAAGGCCAGCATCCTCAAGTGAGATGGTCTGGATGTCGCTCCAGTTCTGCGAACCATCATCGCGCCACTTAAGCTGTAGGTTTGTTGCAGGCGACGATCCAGCTGCTCGTTTAAGGTATCCAAACACCCCACTGGAGCGTTTCAATGCAGATATGGAGCCGTGGTCTATGTGGGCTGTCCTCACAATGCAGTGTATGTTAGTGCCAGCATCATCCAAGTTGTCATCATCCAGCTTGTAGACGACACCACCTGAATCACCGCCAACGAGGGTGAGGTTCCACCCATCAGCGTTTGCTACACACTTACCAATCCATCCCCTGTGGTCAGAGGCATCCCACGTAGTCCACTCATACCATGTGTTTTTAAGGATGTCATAAACAAGGGATGTGCCAGCAGTTTGGAGGTTGCTGCTAGGGAACTGGATAAGGACAAACGGCCTCCCGTTCACAACAAAAGGCCAAGCCTCAGCATCTGATACGCTAGAGAAGCTGTCGATGTATTTGTTCATCGCAAGGCTTACCAGCTCAAGCTGTCGCCCATTTAAGGCCATCACCTGCCTATTGTTGTCAAGGAAGTACCACCGCCCATCTGCAGCACGTTTGAATGTATGTGGGGCTATAACGCCAACTGGGACGTAGCCTTGGCTTTCCCTAACAAACGGCGTCACCCCGTCGTTTCTCCACACCTCAATGGATTGGCTTCCGTAGAAGAACAACTCCTCACCGCTTGTTTCGATGCCAATTAGGCTGTCAGGGGCCTTGTCGACCTGTGTAAAGTCTCCAGGCCACGTGTCTGGTGCGCTCACCTCTGAGAACTCCACCCGCTGGTGACCCCTGTCAGGGTTATTCGCCACCAGGTAGGAATCCATACTAACAACATGCGTAGCGGAGGATGGGTAGTTAGGATCTACGCTGTGGTCCAACTTGGTGGCTGTCCAGTTGTTAGGATCTGCATCGCTGATGTCCAGCTTAACAATATCCCCACCAGATGCCATGTATGCAGTGGTGGAGTTGTACTTAGTAAACGTAGGGCGGACACCAGGTGTGAGGAGTGATGTGCCTAGGGTGTACTTTGTGCCAACCGTGTTGGTTATAGCGTAGATGTGGCCTCCAGACGCTGCGATGAGGATGTTGTTATCCTCCCACCAGAAGAGTCCATCCACACTACCACCACTCCCTAATGCAACGAACTGGGAGAGGCCAGGCCTCCTGTTGATGTTCCCAAGTTCGTCGATGTACACGTTCTTCAGCGCCGCACCATATTGGCGAAGGCCTACCTCATCAACGTTGAGGTTTTGGCCAGTTGCGAGTGGGATTTCTTTGAGTGGCATTATAGATACTCCGAGTCATTCACTTTGAGTGAGATGTTAGTTAGGTACAGGACCCTAAAATCACGCATTACGTAGAATGAAAGCACATCACCCCTCGTCACAGAATAGCTAGAGTCAAGCGTATACGTAGCGCCAGACGAGGATGTGGTGATGCTAGTCACCTGCAAGTCAGCGTCAGATTTAGGCTTCACCTCCTCATATGGAAGTCTGAGGTTCTTAAACATCCCAATGCGGCGAGAGGATATGTCATTAGGTGTGCTATCATCACCATGGGCTGTGCCTTCAATCCTAACAGTCCCGGTGTTGAGGATATAAATGACACAGAAGAGAACCCACTCCTGGTCGTTGGTAGGGTTAATAGAATCACTGTGGGAGAAATACGTGTATGAGGTGCCAGAGTTCAACTGGGCTATTTTGCCTTTTTTCAGCGTATTGTCGGCCAGTTTGCTATTATGCACTGCTCCATCCTGGATTGCGTTAGTGAAGATCGAATCATCTGGGATACCCAAAGGGTTAGATGTGTTAGATGCATCTAACGCCAACAGTGTGTTGTTAGCTGGGTCTTTCACGATTGTTCTGTCAGACCCATCCACACCAATGATGTCCCTTACCGTCCCACCAGAGTCCTTAGCCTGCAATGGTAGGTTGTTAGGCAGCACTATTTGCATAGAAGGCTGCACAATCACCTGGTTGCCAACCACCTTTAACGCCACACTCCCAGACTCATTGTAGATCTCAACCTCATCACTGTCATTGAGGCGGAGGAGTGTCCTTGTTGTGTTACTGGAGTCCTGCTGTGCATACCCACCAACGCCTACACCATCCTGCCTGTGCAACACAATGCGCTTCAAGGAGTCTGTTACAGGAATCTCATTAACGCCTGGGACAAGTGCAGCACTGTAGCCACCCAAGGTGGAGCTATCAACAAGGCCCACCTTCCACTCTGTGCTCCCAGGGATGAATACTGTGGATTGGTTAGGCTTCACCGTATACGTAGCAGAGCCACCAATAGTCGCATCCCCCTGCACTGTGATGTCAGACGCCCCTACGTTCACAAGGAACAGTGGGACTTCAGCATCAGCGTGGGGTGGGAGGGTGAACGACGACCCAGGAGTGGCGTTGTAGATAACCCAATCATCAGCCGCCGCAGCAGTGTAGCTAGTGCCATTAAACTCAGCGACGGAGGTGTTGTAGTACCTAAGCTTCATCCCGTCGTTGATTTGGAACAAGGCGGTGTCGTTGGCATCCAGCACCTCAAGCTTCACAACACCCTCAACATAGCACAGTGTGAAGGAGCCACCTGACGTAGCACGGCCAATTTCGTCTAGCTGGATTGGCTGTGTGATAGGGCTCCCAACACCCTGCCGGTTGTCGTACACGTCAACCTCAGTGTCAGTGTCTACGTCCTTAACATACACCTTCCCAAGGCTAACTGGCTTTTTGTCAGCAGGGTTAACCAGCCCAACAGCCAGTTCGGGAATGTGCGTGAGGCGGTTACCTGTAGCCATAGATGTTCCTCCTAATATATGGCCTCATTCTCAGGTCACCAGTTTCATTCTCAGCGCCAAAGAAGTCAGCCCGGAGTTCCCTCGCCTTTGGTGCGATTACTTGGAGTTTATCCTCGACGTTCTGCTCGGGGGCAAGCAGTTCCGCCAGGCTATACACACACATATCAAAGGCATTTGGCTTCAACTCGAAGGTGTCGCCATCCTCGACCTTGCCGAAATCTACCTCAGCGATGTACTCAATCTGGTACGACGTTGAGTCTGGCACTGGGTCGAGGAGCATCTTCAACGCTGGGTATTGTTTGTCAAGGGCGAACCTTGTAGGCATCCCAGAGGTGTCGTGGGAAGAGAGGTTGAAGTAGTTGCTCAAGGACACCTTGGTGAGTGGCGTCCGACCACCGCTGGAGTTTATCACCACAGCCTCACGTACATCCAGCGCATGGTCGTCAAGGAAGTACTCACCTACCTCGTCGTTCGTGTAGAAGCTACGAGTCCTAAGTGCTTTCAAGAAGGTGTGCTTGTTCTGGACGCTGTGTAGCCAGTTGTTGAAGACCTCAATACCGTCAGCCAGGCGGTCACTACCAAGGGAGCCACCACGTCCAGGGATACCCAGCTTACGGTAGGCCATCTTTACGATCTGGTTCACTGTGCGATCCCACTCAGTGGAGGAGATGTCTACCTCACCTTCAGCAGTGAAGAGGAGGCCAGTCCAATCCAGCCCCCCTGACGGAAGCGACGGACCGTACACAGTGATCTTGCAGTCATACGTCCCAGCTGGGATCGTGGACAGCCCACCAAAGATGAAGGTTATGTAGCCTTGGCTGTCGCTCGTGGTTTCCCAGTAGTCAGTCCAATCATCACCAGAGCCTGGTTCATTCGAGGTTGAGGATGTGTGAGCCTTAGAGCATTTGTAGATAGACCCCCCATTGGTGATGATGGAGCTTTCATCATACTCAGTCCCAGAGGCCCACGCGGTAGTGCCCCAACTAAACACCTGGCCAAGCCCTTCCCCTTCCACATCGCTATCTACAGTGACAACATCCTGGAAGGCGCAGGTGACCCTATTCACACCAGACATGTCGTAGCCACTTCCGTCTTGAAGCAGCCTCACGGTGATGGTATCGTTAGAGCCAATTCTAAAAGAAGCAGTTATCATAACGCCTCCGTTATTTAGTGACAGTTCGACCAGATGTCTGGTCGGAGTCAGGGTCACGTTCACTGCGGGTTGTGCCCACCACAGTCACCACGCGCCCACCATGTCTGATTGGGGTTGTAGTTGTATCCACCCACTGGATGGTCCTAACACGAACCTTATCCTTCCGATTCTCAACCCCGGTGTCAGCAGGTTGGACCCCCTCAACCACAGTACCAATCAGCAAGTGCTGTCCAACCCACCAGGCCACAGTGTCACCCACCTGCACTGTGTCAGGCAGGGCCACCTCGCTCTCTGTCCTCGTGCGAGCCTCGTCAGCCTCAGCAATGACAGTAGCTATGCCAGAGACACTCTTCGGGAACCCAAGTCGGACGAGGGCGGAGTCAGTTGGTTGGATAGTTTCATATGCATGGTGTGGGTTGCCTAGCCTCCCCAACACACCCTCACTCACGTCAACCTGATGAGTGGCAATCCTATCAGGCCCAACACGCCCAGTCACCGCATAGCTAACATGGATGGTGTCCCACCTAGGATCCTGCACCCTGTCAGGCCCAGACCAACCAAATGCCTTGTCGCCACTAACCTGCACATCATCATGGGTGTTTGTTTGAGGCCCAGTCCATCCAAGGCCACCACCGTCACTCACATCAACGCCATCGTTAGCGTTGGCTCTTGGCCCCATGTGTTGGGCTGGCACTGTGTGAGACACATTCACCTGGTCCCAAGTCCAATGTGGCCTACCAGTCCTACCCTTTACCCTGCTGCTGACATTAACAAGGACAGCTAGCGACCTAGAAGGCCCAGTTACTGTCAGCACCGAGTCAGTGATGCGAACTGTGTCGAATGCATAGAGTTTTTCCTCATAGTCCTTAACAACACTATACGGGGCGCTGGTGATAGTGATGGTGTCAAGAGGTGCTTGCCCAAGTTGCCCGCCATACTTTGTGACTCCAACAGCTGCATCGCTAACCTGCTCAGTGTCAAAGACATAGTCATAAATATCACCAGCAGCCGCAGAGTATTCATCAGCACCTATATCCCATGTACCAGTTACAGACTCACCATCGATGTCAGTATCGTATGGTGAGCCAGCACTATACCCAGCATCTACAAACTGGCTCCCAGATTGGATGTGGTAGTCATCATTTGTAAGGTCAGCAAACTCATTTGCCGGTGTGAAGCCGGTGATAGAGTTCGCCCCAATGGCTGTGGAGTCTACAGACGCATTGTTACTGCCACTAGGCGTACCAGATGCATAGAAGTTTGTGCCAGACCCAGCGCCTATGTTGTTATAGTACGACGTTGTATTTCCATACCATGTTAGATAATCGTATGAAGAGCAGTGTGAGGTGTTGTTTACAAGCTTAGCATAACCACTACCAGAGCCATAAAATCCGTAGCCACCATCATACACAATGTTGCGGTAGAACAATAAAGGAGTAGATGCACTAGCAGCACCTCGGTAGTAGACAAGATACTGCGTTGATGTCCCACTTCCTTTGATTATATTGTGATGGATCTCAGTCCCATCACCATAGCTATTAAAGTGCGCAGCTTTAACAGTGCCAGTTAGGTTGAATTGAAGATATTCTATTTTAATATTTGCAGAGTATATGTTAAATATAGTGCTATTAGTGCCAGACTGTCTTAGGTAAAACTTAGTAAGATCAAGCTTCCCACTGTGTCTATCAGATGTGGCTGTTGTTACCTTAGCATAGTTGGCTGCGCTAGTTCCTATGTTAAACATGACATAGTCTGCTAACCCACCAGAGAATGTGTAACATTCAGCTACCTCTGCTTGAGTCAACGTCCCTGGGAGCGCAGCCTCCCATGCGGATATACTAGTGTAATCCCCACCAGATGGTTTGATGGTAGAGATGTTTTCAGCCATTAGACTACAGCCCCATCAACACCTGCATATGCCTTCACATCGTCATACAAAGCCAGCTTAATGGCTTTGTAGATGTCTACAGTCCCCATGTCAGCAGCGTAGCCATTAGCACGAGCGATGCTGTTCTGCATATCCTCACCATAGATGGAGAAGGTCTTCTCCCCAACTGCTACGAATGTCCCAGTTGTGTCAACATAGCCTTCGCTGTATGTGATGTGGATAGCAGCTCGGTCAAGATCTACAGCAAACGCTGTGATGTTTACTGTGTCAACATTAACATTGATGGTTTTAGGAGATGTTAAGTTAAGTGGCATGACTCACCTCGCTAGGTTGACCTAATCGGAATATCATCGTGCCTAAACCGCCCATGCCCACCGCCACTACCAACAACATCAGAGATGGTTTTTGAAGCAACACCCCTAAACATCGCAGCGATTCGAGACACAACTGGCGGAATAGGGTTTGGCGCATCTATGTCGAGGCGTAATGCCCTACGCTTCGTTGGCTCGGAGATGACATGGTTCAGCTTGTTTAGCCTGCTCTGAACTGGCACTTCCACCAAGTTAGTCAACTCAGACGCACGCTTGTTGGAGATATGTACAATGATGAACGGACAGTCGCCAGGATGTGTTTTAGGGTCTTCAAGCCTACCCCACTCAAAGCCGTCGTCTCTGACAACCACAACATCCCCGCGTTTGTAGTTGAATTTATCTAACTCTGGGTCATCTGACACCCGGTTCTTAGTGTACACCAACAGCTCTGCCATCACACTTCAGCCCCTCCTGACAACACCTGTAGAGGTCCTTGTAGTCACGCTCCTCCAGAACCACCGGAGTTGTGATACCAAGGTGTTCAGCGATCTCGTCCAACGATCCCCCTCTTACGGGCCTCTTGCAGCAGCTCATCAATGTCCCGCTTAGCAAGAGCACTACGCCCAACAAGCAGGTCACGAGCCTTCCTTGCCTCATTCTCATCCCGCTTGTCAACATAGTGCAGCACCTCCAACAGGAGTCGGATGATGAGGGCGATGGTAGACCACATTACAAACTCCGAAGGACGCTCAAGATCGCATCCCACACAGCGTCAAAGAGCTTCCGCTCTTCAGGCTCCTCCACCCGAGGAACGTCCACCTTAGCATTGATAAGTGAGATCACACGATCCTTCACATCAGGCTGTTCCATGTAAGAGACAGCAAGTCCAATGATCCACCTTTTAAACCAAGACATTGTTAGCCTCCTTTCTTGGGTTTCCAACCCAACTTACGAAGTGTCCCGTAGACGTAGGCACCACACCTCTCTTTGGAGAGGCCCTTTAAGTGACACTTACGTTTCAGCTTACGCTCCAGCTTTTTTGGCATAGTATGTCCACCCCACCTCCCTCAGATTCCGACTCCCAATTGAAATGTGGATGAAGTTTTCACCAACTCCAATCCTGTCAGCGCCATGTTTAAGTGCGAGCTTGAGGAGTTTGTACATCTGAGTGCCGTTGTAGTACCTCACATCAGCAGCTGTGCCTTCAAGGTGATCACTATTCACCGCACCACCGACTGCCTTGTTGTGCTGCTCACACCGAAAGCCACTGCTGATGATGTAAGGGAAGTCCGACTCATCACGCATTCGTTGGAGTAGGCGAACCAGGTCCACGGTTACCTTAGACTTTCCACAACATGGGCACTCAAACTCTCGCCGGCTGAAGTTTCTGCTCAAATCTCCCATCCGCTCCTCACTTAGCCAACAAATGTAGCACCGATCGCTGACACAAGGCCCCACAACGACAGAAGTAGGCAAACAAACGCTGAGATGCCCACAACTGCAAGGACCTTTGTGTAAGGCCTTGCGTCTGGCCCACGCCATAAACGCATCATGCTGGTCCTCCTTTAGCACCATTCCTGGCCTCCAACCTACTAACTCGTTGTCGGATGTCGTCGATCACGTCAACAAGGCGGCCTACATGCAGGCATGTCTCGCCAGGTACGTGGTGCATGATCCTGTGTTCAGTTTCTAGCTTGGAAAGACGAGTTCCAAGTTGGGCTACAGTGTCGCTTATGTGATTGTTTGCCCGCAGCTGCTCCTCCACAGCCTTCCTCACAGCCCACCAGAGGGCAGACACTGCCGCACCGAGTGTAGCGATTATAGCCCAGGTTAGGATATCCACCTCATTACACACCATTGAAAGTGTGGTTCACAAAGATCTTCATGATCTGTGTGGAGGTTTTGCTGAAAGCAGCGGAGAATTTTGCATGGCTAAGGCAGTTGGCGCTAGTATGACTCCCCGTCTTGTTGCCGGTGTAGTTCACCAACGCCACCTCGGAGATGCTACTAGCGTTCGCCTGCGAGACGGTGTAGCTACGTCTCCACGTCGTGGTTTTAGCGGCGCTCACGCTAGAGAGGGAGTTGTCAGGATCAGTGTCGTTGCTTGTAGGGTACGATGCGTCAATGGAGACGGCGTAGGTACTCCCACTCACAGCGATGGGTGTAGAACAACCAGCGTCCGTCTTGGCAGGGCTGATGCTGCTGATGGTGGCGTTGCCGAGCTGCATATACCAAGTCCCGCCAGTCTGCCCAGCCCCACGCTGTGCGTACACCTTATCACCTTGATTCGTCACGATGTTGGCGCCAAGGTGGATCTCTTCCTCCCCCGTCTGCACATCACGGAGGAGTGCAACCACATTGCACTGCTTCCGAGTGCCATCGGGCATCTCAATTTCACGCCCAAACAGGGTGCCCAGCTTAACATTTTCCTTCATTAGGAGTCACCTCCTTCGGCTTCGTTCTCAGGACCGTCTTCAGGACGGCCACCACCTTCTCCCCGTTCCTGACTTGTTCCTTCATCTTCGTTGAACCTCACATAGTTGATTCCAATGTCCTCCCCACCAGTGTAATCCTTGTACGTCTCATCACCGTGGGAGTATGCCCACCTCACCCACTCACACAACACATGGTTGATGATGAGGGGGTTTTGTTGAGATGGGTAGTTATCATGCACAATGTTGGACATCAGAAGGCGCTCGATTACAGACATCTCAGTGGTCTGCTTCCACTCACGAGGGTCACCGAAGCGCATCTCCATCTCAGTACAGCCACGCTTCAACATCACAGGGATGTCAGGGCTGATCTGCTCATCCACCACAGCCCTCACAACCCTATAACACGTGGTGCCTTCCTCATACGAGTCGTTATAGAAGTAGCCACCATAAAGGCCCTTCACGTAATCCCTCCGTTCGATGCCACATTTGGATGGGAGGTCAAGCTCCTCCATGATGCGCTTTAGGGCGAACAACTCACGGAGGGTCCTAGGCCTCACAACTACCTTCCAACAACTCAAGCAGCCGCTCGGTAGGACATCCAACAGCTTGAAGAGGATGTTCATGTAGATGCCACAAGGTTTGTAGCCAACGCCTTTGATGTGGTACCAAGGCGTTTCCCACGTTTGGTTCTGCACCAGCAACAAAGCGCCACTCCGGCTATCGAATTTTAGGGCACCACTCCTCAACATTAGTTCAAGTTTTGGCAGAATGTCCAAGCGGACGCTATTGTCGTAGTTAAACACGCAGACCAGTCCTTTCCTCGTCCCTAGTTGGAGGATCATAACACCGCTTGCAGACCCAATCGGCAGTGCGCTCCTCGTACACTAGGTCGATGTCCAAGTAGTCAAACCCACAACGTGGGCACTCTTTCCACCGTGCTCCAGGCACGTACCTGCCACCACCAGGCTTATGTGTTTCCCTCAGTTTCATCCAACGAGTTTAGAGGTTTCGTAGAAGACAACCTCAATGAAGGCTTGGTTGGCAGAGGTGCTGATGTATAAGCCATAGGTAGTGTTCGGCGCTAGGATCCACTCATCATCATCCCTGCTAGCACCACCAAGGAAGTTAGTACTCCCAACACGCAGGGAGGATAAAGTTGTCCCTCCAGTTGGTGCAGCAGCTAACCACGACGCAGACACGTCGGTTGTTTCAGATGAGTTTCTGTTCTTGTTAACCACAGACACCGCAGTGCCAGCACCGTTAGTAATGCCCTCAATAAGCTGGAATGTATACACCCCATCAGCGCCATGATAGATGACACCATGCAGTGCCTTGCTACCAGTGACGAGGCGGATCAAGTGGTCGTTGCCAGATGCGAACACATGAGAGAGTTGGAACAACTCACCATCATGGTTGTCTTGATGAGTGTGATTGATGGCCACGATCGAGTTCGTGAGGCCATCAGCTAGGAATGCCTGTGAGAGAGTTCCCATCAGCTAGAGTCCTCCGTAGGATGGTAGGTTACAGGTGGTGTGTAGATCGGCTTGCCACCAGTGTAGTTGAGGTATGTCTCATCCCCATGTGCGTAGGCCCACTTCACCCAAGTTCGAAGCACATGCACCTCCACACTTGGAGGTTGGAGGGTATTAGGCACATCATCAACAAGCCAGTGGCTCACCTGCTTCACAGCCTCATTGCCAGGACCAGAGTCCCATTTGTCCGAAGGGCCATAAGCAAGCTCGAATTCAGTGCAGGCGCGTTTGACTATCATCCGGCCGTTGGATGTTAGGTCAGTCGGCAACTCACCCTTCAGCCACTCAAAACACGCCAGCGCATCCCCAAGTGAGTCGTTGTAAAAGTACCCACCATACAACCCGTGGACATACTCACGCCGCTCAATGCCGCACTTGGATGGCACCCTATGGCGCAGCTGCATCTCCCTCAACGCCATCAGTTGGTCCAGCGTCTTCGGGCGTACCACAACCTTCCAGCACTCAAAACACCTCGGATGGATAACACCCAGGGTTTTGTGGTACACCTCCTGATACAAAAAGCAGTTCCGGTTCAACGCCAGGCCAGCATGTAACCAAGGAGTGTTCCACGCCATAGAGAATGTCGGCTCAAGGCGGCCATCATCCCTAACACGCAACACCCCTTTCGTCAGCAGCGGCTTAAGGCGGGTGATAACATCACTTGGTGCGGATTCAAAGAACACAGCAGTTACCTGCCTTTCTTCCACGGATGTGGATACAAGGATGGGCTTCTAGTCCTGGTGCGCTTGTTGATAGGAGAAGGGGACCCCTTAAACGGGGTCCCCCTCATTCCTCCACCACCGGGTGAAGGTTGTCTCCCAACCAAGGGTTGGGTCAAGCTCCTCGTAAGTGATGGCCTTCTAGGCACCAGCGTTGCCGTAGATGGCTCGCCAGTCGGTGTGGCCAAGGCTACACCGCAGCGTGGTTTTGAACTTCGCGTTCTCAGTGTCGAAGTCGTTGTCCTTGGAAAACTCCGGCCGCCGTCGCCAGAAGAAGATCAGGCCATCAGGGACGTCAGTCTGGATGAACCACTTAGTGGCAGAGGTGAGCCAGTGCAGCACAACCACCCCACCAGGCAAGGCATCCCTCGCCGGGTTCAGGTCATTGTTGGCAGTCCCAGGCTTCTGAACACTACCAAGGATGACCCTAGCGTTCCAGGCGTTGGACGTGGAGACGATCAGCTTCCTCGGCATAGCACGCATCTTCATCCCACGCTCATCGACGAAGTTGCCGATGTCAATGAACGCCTGTTCCAGCGAACTCACAGACAGGTCCGCAGGGGTGCCGAGGTTGCTGGCAGTCCCCCCGATGATAGGATGGGAGGAGCTAACAAGCGGCTGCCCGTCGCCACCAGCAGAACCACTCGCATGGCTTAGGTTCAGGTGAGTCGCTGCCAGCAGTTCGATGGTCTGTCGGTTGGACCGAGCCAGCGCCTTCGGGTACTTTTGGATGATGCGGTACTGGTCGTCCTCCCACAGCTCACGCTCGATGTTGAAGCCAAGCGCATACGTGGCGTGAGTGTAGGTAGTCTTGTACCGCTGGTAGGCCTCATCATAAATGATGCTGCCGCCCTTCTCCTTCTCAGCCAGGTACCCGAAGCCGGAGAAGGCCACGTCCTCTTCCTTGTACTTAGTGCTGGTTGCGATCTCGAAAACCTGTGAGAATTCCTCAGGCCACTCATTGTACGTCAGGCCGTACAACGCACGAAGGCCGGGCCAGAGAACTTCACCAAAATCAGCGCTCTTCATATCACATTACCTCCTTACGTCCCGGCCAGGCCAGCGCCCTTAAACGCATGCTGGTTGAAGATGACCTCAACATCAGCGTGTTCACCCCACTCATTACCCACAGTCGGGAGGAGGCCGATCACCTTAAGGAGCTGGGCGGAGGTCGCCTGCGGTGTGGACAGTTCGGCAGCAGACAGGGAGCCGCTACCTCCGTTTCCAGTCACGTTGGCAGTGTTACCAACATGGGTCTGAGCCAGCGACACACTGTCAGTGCCCTGAATCCCAAACACGATGTTAGGGTCATTGTACACAGCTACCGTCGTACTGGTCGAGCTAGCAGGGCTAGTCACCGTCTCAGCAGCCACACCAACAACCCGCGTCCCAGTGATGGAGGCGTTGGTGGTAACAAGGCCAGCGGAGGTCTCTTCCACCACATCCCCCTTCACAATCGTCTTGTCGGCCACCATCTTGTAGTCCTTCGTAACGAAGGTGTTGCCAGAAGACAGCAGCCTAACAGGCCAAAGGCCTCTAGCAAAATCAGTGTTTGCCATTCGCTAACCTCTCGAAAGTTTAAACATCCCGCCTGTGCTGGCCTTCTTGCCAGAAATGCGGTCGATGTCTTCTTGTGTCCGCTTGAGATGTGATTTCACAAACTCAACGTCCTGTTTCTCGTAGTACTCATGCATCTGCTGGTTCAGTTTCTTGGGCATCCTATACAGGATCATTTCCCGCCTACGCACAAAGCTATCGTACTGAGTGCCGTCAATAACAGTCCCAGGCAACCTAGCAGGTGCGTCATCGTCCTCCCACTTTACAGGCTCCCACCCATCCATCACGTTCCTGTCGTGGTTGTCAATGGTGCCCCACTTGTAAGCGTAGTTCGGGTCACGACCAAGGGTGTTGATGAAGGTCTGCGGCCGCCATGGTTCAGTGACCTCCTCAGACCCAGGTTTGTCTACACGCTTGATTTCCTTTGTTGCCGTAGTCGTCGCCATTGGTTAATTATACCCCCTGTCCGCGAATGATAGCAAGCTGCTTAGCATATTCAGCCGGGTCAATGCCAAGGTTGATAGCAGTCTGCTTTTCCTCAGGCGTCAACGTAACAGCGGTTACGCCACCTTTCCCACGGCTAAACCTACCACTCTCAACTCCACCAAGGTTGCGCCTACCACGGCTACGCCAGTGGGTGTTGCGGCCCCTCCGACCACCTCTCCGGCCACCCCTCCGAGGCTGCCAGTTGAACTGCTCCTCAACATACCGCTTCACCTCAGCGAGGACCTCTTCAGTTGTGGCGTCCTGCCACTCCGGGTCCTGTGAGAGTTCAGCCTCATACGCCACAGCAGCAGCGTGCATCACCCGGTTGGTTCTGAACCAAGGACTGGAGGCAAGGAACTCCTCAACCTCCGGTGAGAGAGTTACGTCGTCATTGCTGGTAGACCCCTCATCGGCCTTGTTGCCGCTTCCTTTGGGTTTCGATCCTTGTGCTTTTTGTTCACGGATGGCGATCTTAATGTCCATAATGCGGTCGTCAAGATCCAACACCTTGTCGGTGTCGCCCTCAGACAGGGCAGCCCGCTTCTCATCCCGAAGAGTGCGGAGTTGCTCCTCCAGCGAGGGGCCATCCTGCTTGTTGGCGATAGCCTCAGCCACATCCTTTGTGGCGTTAGCGGACGCCTCAATGGCCTTAGCCAGTTCCCTGTTGTGCTGAAGCAGGCGGTCGTTCAACCGAGTGGCGGCCTTCACCTTCCGCTCAAGGTCTTCAATGCGACTCTGCATGTCGTCATCATCACCGCCCCCGTCATCACCACCTTCATCTTTACCACTCTTCCCACCACCACCGCTGCCATCATCATCAGGCTTGATTTCAAACGTCAGGCCGTCATCGCCTTCACCACCATCACCTTCCCCCTTCAAATCAAGATCCTCACCACCATCATCGTCGTTGTTCAGGGTTGGGTCAGTTACTTGGTCAAACTCAAGATTTCCCATATCAGGTCTCCTTTCCTACACGTCGGTTTTAAAGTAGCCAAGGATGTCAGGCTGGTTAATGATGCGGTAGCGTTTCTTCTTAATGGTGATCCAGGCACCAGAGTGCCTACCGTAGTAGACAACCTCACCTGGGGCGAAGGCGTTTACCTCATCTCCAACCGCGAGGATGACACCACAGTTAGTGGCCATCTCCCCCTCCCGGGCGCTGCTAGGAACAATGATGTGCCCCACACGTTCGACTTCAAATTCCTTCACGATCATGCGTTTGAAAACGGGCACAAGCTGAAGTTCTGCACGTTCCTTCTCGAAGTCGATGTTGTTCATGAATTCAGCGTAGACGCTTTCAGTTGGGACGGTAGGTGCTACTGCCATTGTTGTTAGGCTCCTTTCTTAAAATTTACTGCCAGGTCAAGGGCCATCCTTAGGCCCATCACAATCCCCCTGCGTTCACCAAGTGTCTCACACGTCACACCATCTAGGACGTTATGCGTCCTTACTGCGTCCTCCACCATCTTTAGGTATGCTTGTGTTGCGGGGTCGTCATACCATTCTGTTGCCTCATCAATGGTTATGTCAATGTCCATCACTCACCACCCCCTTTCACATCCGCCAGGTACATTAGGCCAACGTGCTGTTGAATGTGGCGGTCAAGGTTGGTTGCCACAGCCCCTTCCACGTACACCCCATAAGGGCCGTCACGAAGCCCCTCATGCACGGCGATGTGGGTCTTATGGTCCTGCTCAGGGAGGGCTTGGACGGTGTTCCCTTGAAGGATCATAGAGTTTTCCTCCTCCGGCTGGATGTCCCTCGGCGGCTCAGGTGGAGGGAACACCTCTTTCATATTTGGGATGTCTAGTTCCTCTAAATACCTGACCGTCGCGTTGTACAGGGCCTCCTGATTGTTCGCAGTGAGTGGGCTAGACGCGACCACCCGAAGGGCCTCCTGCGCCTTAAGCATCCGCTCGGCCTTGCTCACAATCTCTGGGTCGGATGAAGGGAACACTCCAAGGTCAGCAGCAAAATCATCTGCTGGGACCCATCCCTGCGGGATGGTGCCCACCAAGTCGCCAAGGACAGCGATGTACTCGGCCTCGTTTAGGAAGATGCTATTCAACCGGTACAAGGCGCGAAATTCACCCTTCAGGGCGCGATGGATGCGCTTGTGGATTGCGCTGAAGACCTTACGGCCTTCCTCGATCAGCGCCATCACAGTGCTGGCAGGTGTGTCGCTGGCTGGGAGTTGGCCAGTCATCGTCTCGGAGACGCTACTGACCAGCTTAGCGTGTTCATACAGGAGGCCAAGGACCGCGTAGAGTGTTTGGTTAGGCCCTTTGAAATCCATGTTGAAGATTGCCTTCCGCAAATCGTCAACGTAGGCGTCAACCTCCTTGTATTCGCCGCGGGTGAAGGTTAGGTCACCCCTAGTGATGCCGCTCCTCCTAGCCACAAACCCACCCTGGGTGTTTGCAAGGTGGCCAGCATCAATGATCTCGTTGATGATAGCATTTGCCGCCTCATTCAACCCAAACAGGAGGGAGCCCAACCCAAGGCCGTAGAAGCCCTCTGGGTTTGGGATGAAGACGTAGTGGCGAAAGTAGGAGATCACCTGTGGCCTGTTAAATTTGTCGTAGAAGAGTCTAGATGTGATGCGGAGGACCTTTTTAGTTTCATAGTCCACAGTCACCACATATGGCTCGTCAATCCCATCGCCGTCAATGTCAAGCCACCTGTGTTGCTCTAGGATGGCCCTCGTTGTGCCACCAGAGAGGGTGGTGCCTCCAGCCTCATCCACCGCCTCCTTCAGGTCACTCGACACAGTGGTGCCATCGAAGGTCCACTTGTCCACCTCAGCGATGCCGCCAGGGAGGTAGTATGCACCACTCAGGACCCTGGCATTTACATCAGATCTGTGGAGGCCAAGGATGTGGGTTACACGGGCGGCCTCGTCAATATTAGTTTCGGCGTAGTTTACCACCACATCACTTGCGTGGATGTCATCGACGCGGACAGTCCCAGAGGTAGTGTCGTAGATCACTTTGCGAAACACACTCCCGGCCAGCGGTAGGCGGATGAGGCTCTTGTCGAAGCCTTCCTCATACGCAGGGATTGAGTTGTAGATCTGGTGATTCATGTATCGCTCTACCCTCCTAGCCCTTGGGAGGTCAGCATCAGAGTTTTCACGCACCTTCACGGCGCCCTTAGGTGGCATCAAAGCGCCGTATGAGCGAGCTTGGAATTGGATGCAGGCTGTGGTGATGAAGGGGATGCAAACGTTACTCGCATTCGGCCACGGTTCGTTCTTCTCTGGCAACATCCCGGTGAGGAAGCGGTACTGCCAAGCAAGGCGGGCTTCCCACTCTTGGCGGGATGCGAGGTCAGAGTTGAACTCCTCCACAACCGCTTCACCGACGCCCTTCAGAAACTCATCACCAGTGACGAGGTTGTTAGGGTTGTTGTAGGACCTGTAGCGTCTACCAGAGGTCGCGATGTTTTTGACGATGTTGATGGCCTCAGCGGCTTTGTAGTTTGCCACATCCCTCTTGGGTTGCATATCTCGTTTGGTTGCCATTAGTATCCAGCCCTCCCAAGGCCCACCTTTGCCACACGCCTCTTGGCACGCCAAACCCGTGGGTAGTGGGCAGGCTCCTCAGGTTCGTGGTGGGTAGGTTTGATCTTGCCTACCGGCTTCCAGCGGGGGTTGAAGTTAATGAATCGATACAGGTTTTCCATAAAGTGGTCGTCCTTGTCAACAGGTACTTGTTTTTCGCCTTTAGTGTCACGCACACCGCTAGCCCAATCATCCCAGCTCCAGTTCGTAATCTCACGACGGAAGTTGGTGCAGTTGCTGGTTACGTAGAAGTGTGGTGACTTGTTGCCGTATGAGTCAGGTTCAGGCGTCAGGGCACGCTTGGTATTCAGGATGCCGTTGGTGAGGTCCTTCGAGGCCTTAATGAAGGGTGAGGTGATGCCAACTGCAGCCAGCGCGTCCATTAGGTTGAAGGCAAAGCACTCGTTTACCTTGCCTATGTCGTTGTTCCACGCAAGGGGGTCGCAGACAATGACCTCCGGCATGATACCACGGCATTTAGGCAAGATGAGGTTTGCTAGGTCGAATGCAGTGCCTTGGGTGAACAGCTCGTCCACCTGGACCATTATGCCGTCCCTACGGACCACAAAGAAGGAGACGGCGTGAGGGGTCCGGGGGTGAGGGTCGATGAAGATGTAGAGTGTGTACTCACCATCCCACCATTCGAAGGGTTCCACCACGTGGGTGGTGTCGGAGTACATGGGGTACACAAGGCCACCGATGAAGAGGAAATGGCCCTTCCCGCGGACAACGGTTTCTTCCTTCGGGAATTTGCGGAGGATCCGGATCGCCGCGTCCTTAGTGACCCCAGGGTTGTCGAAGATGCAAGAAAAGAAGCAGTGGATGTCAGGGTCACCGCCAGGGATTTGGACCTCCCTTACGTCACCTTCGGTGACATCGATGATGCGACCGTCATCGTCGAGGATGAAGTCGTACATTTTTTCGACCTCGTAAGAACGGCGGTCGAAGATTTCCTGCTTGAGCCATTTCAGGGCACCACTCACCGGGGTTAGGGAGAATGTCTGCTCACCGTCGGTGTCAGCAAGGCGCATCATGTTTTCCTTCCACTTGTCCATAGGGGGCTCCTCGTCGTAGCCGATGGAGTGAAGGCTGGCGCCTTGGAATTTCTCAGTGTCCTGGTCGTATTGCATAAACTCGATGAAGCCACCTTTGGAGTTAACGATGGCCTTGATGCGGCCCGAGTCCTTGATGACGTCAGTGATGTAGTCGGGTGGCACGAGTTGTTTGATGTAAGGCCAGATGACCTTCATGAAGTTGTTAGGGTAGTCGTTCATGCAAAGGCGGAGGCGGCGTGTGGGGTCGAGGCGGTGCTTAGGGATGAGGCCCTCAAGAGATGGAGGGCAGGTGCCAGTGAATTGGCAGGCGTAGTCCACAATGTGGGCGTAGGTTTTGCTCGACCTGTTGCCGCCAAAGTTAGCCCGGATCTTTGCTGGGGAAGAGTGGATGTAGGTGGCGATGGTAGTGGGTTTGTAGAGGTGGAATTTAGTGTCCTCAGGAGTTGCCCACCGGTCGGTGGTGTCCACAAGTTCCAGGAGCTCCTGACGGGAGAGGGAGTTGAGTGCACTCAGGTCGATGTCGAGGAGGTCAGTAGGCATAGCTGGGTGTGGTTAGAGGGAGATCAAGTTGATTGGTGCCTTGCGTCCACCCGTTGGATGGGAGTT